GTTTTTACTTTCACCTATTGTGGCAAAACTATCTATATTTTTCATTATAACCACGTCTAAATCCATATATAAAGTATCACCATCTAATCCACTATCAGGACTAAACAGCTGTAGTTTATTAAACCACCCATTAAAATCGTGTCTTTTAAATTGTTTAAATTCTATATTAGTATTTTTAAATTCTTTTCTTCTATGAATAACAGTGTTATCTGTAAAACAAATAAATCTATGAGGTATGGTTAGGTTTCTTTCCACCATACTATGTAAATTTCTCACATATGGAAAAGTATATTTGTCACCATAATATACACAAGCAAAATTAAGCATTTAATACCTCATACGCCACACCATCTTCTATCTCTTGTAAAGTAAATTGATTATTAGCAACACTTCTTAACCAAATAGTCATATCTTCTCTTGCTGGCATTCTACGTTCATTTATACCTTCTAAACGACCTGATACACCATAACAGACATTACTACTATGTGTAACCACAGGCACTTTATTTAACACAGCATCAACTGCTGCTAAACTCATATTAGTCACTAACGCATAACAATCTTTTAGTTCGTCTCTTATATCTGTATTCCACCATTTATTATTTGGTCTTGGTTTGTTTCTCATTCTTATAAGTCTATCAGAATAGCATCTTATTTCTTCACCAGCTTGTTTTATCCAATCTTCTTGCGATAATCCATGCATATAGATACAAACAGTTTGTGATGATGGCGCTAGTAGTATATGGTTACACTCACCAGTATTCCAACCTTTAAACTCTGCATCTATGCCTTGATGTAATAATTTTCTATGACGTGACCCATCACCTGGTTTACCACTAGTCATATGCATATTACCTTTTACTATTCTAAAGTAAGTTTTATCGTAATCGTTTATGACTGGTGTAGGGTATCTAGTGATTTGTTCTGTAATATAACCTACATCAACATACCACCATTCTTCACCACTTTGTTTTACTTCGTCTATTTCTTTTAGATTGTTAGAGCCAAGACCCCAAAAAAAGTGTATCTTTTCTTTTTTATCTTTCCAACCTTTTTTTATAGCAGGAAATACTTGGTTAGATAAACATTGGTTCCACGCAATATCGTGTGTTATAATCATAATGTAAATAAAAAATCGCCATCCGTTATTTCTGGTATCTTTGTTGCTTCAATACCTTCTTCTATTGTTCTTACAGGTTTCAAACCTTGTCCTCTGTGATTATAAAAACATCTATAATCTCTTACAAAGAAAAATTCAAATGTTGTTGATACTGGATACTTATTAAACTTTTCGTATATCTCAACCATACAAGTTGGTTTATATTCTAGTATGGTATTTACGGCACCATTTAAAACATCTAACTCTACACCCTCAACATCTATTTTCATAAATCCTACATCATTAATATTCATACTATCTATTGTAACAGTATCAACATCTATTTTAGGACCATCTACTAAATTTTGAAAACTAGAATTAGATAATCTTTTATCATCTACATAAAAACCTGATACACCTTCAAAGTCAGCAACTGCTAGATTATGTGTAATAACGTTATTATGTTTTTGTTTTATCTTTTCTAGTTGTTCATACACAGGTGGTACGGCTTCAAAACATATTACATTTTTAGAGTGTTCAGCAAAATGACTAGCATACATACCAGTTGCTGCACCTACGTCTATTGTATTTTTAAACCTATTTAAATAAGGCGTTGTTTGCCCTATCATAAAATCTTTTAAATGTAAATCAAGTATCTGTTGTTTAAATACTCTTTTACTTAACACGTTGTCACTTAATTTTAAGTCGCCCACGGTGTATATCCTTGTGCTTTTGCTTCTAGGTCATCTTCACCTATTAATTGTTTTACTTCGGGTACATAGTGTTTTAACATTCTTTCTACTCCTTCGTGTAAAGTTTTCTTACTCATAGCACAACCAGAACAAGCTCCTGCCATTTGTAAAGTGACTACGCCATTCTCATAAGATAAAAAATTAATCATACCACCATGCATCGCCACATTATCTTTAACATTCTTTTCTAAAACAGATTTTATGTCTTTTATTATTTCTTCGTTTGGTCTCATTTCATTAATATTTGTAAAGCAATTCTAGTTCCTTTAGTGCAAATACCTCCTCTATGCATACCAGCAGGGTCAAAAATACATACGTTGCCTTTATCACTTGTAAACATTTTTTCTTTATCAATTATATTTTGTTGTTCTTCTGTATTATCTAATAATACTCTACCAAAGTTATGTGATATTCTTAATTGTTTTGGTAATTGAAAAACAACAGCTCTACTTTCTGGTGTATGACAATAACTACCAGTTGATATGGCTCTACCAAATATGTTTTGTAGATCATCATAAATCCATCTATTAGATTTTTCTACATAACTAAATGGTCCGTCATCTAAAGTTATATCATTTAAATACATCATAGATTTAATTACATCTTCTTTAGGGTCTATATGTAAATTAGTTGTTTTAGTTACAGTGTTACAATCATATAAAAATTGTTTCCAGTTTTGATCTGTAGGTGTTGCAATATGTAATACTACATTTTTAACTTGTAGTGGTTTACCTTTATTGTATTTTGTTGCGCCTTGTAGTACACCTAATTTACTAAACATATCATTTACTAATTTAATATATTCAGGACCTAGTTGTTTTGCTCTATCGAATTGACCTGGTGGTGGTCGCCAATCAGGTTGTTGTAATAAAGCATTTATGTCTGGCTCTAGTTTAGTTTGTAATTCTTTTATATCTGCTGTTAGATAAGATATACCATTTTCAAATAAGTCTTCATATATCTTATTACTAGGTAAATCTGATTCTAGTCTATTATTTTCAAAGTTAGCATAGAATTGAAACATTGTATTTAACTTATTAAATAATTTTGTATCAACGTTTTTCATATAATATTGATAACCGTTTTGAAACATATTTAAATCAGATTTTTGTATGGCCTCTTTCATTATAGAAATACTTTGTTCGTTACCATTGCCACCATATCTTGGCTCATTTTTTACATCTGGAAACTCAGCTATATCTGGAAACACAAAACCGTGTTCATATATTGGATTATCAAAACGCATGGTAATCTAAATCCTTACACAGTTTCTTCTCTGCCTTAGTGATTAATAATTTAGCTTGATCGTAACTCATACTCTCAACTAATGATACAGGAACATTTTTAGTTCTATCATTTGCGCCGTGAACATAAATGTTTTTTCTAATACCTTCTTCATCAAAATCTTCATTGTTTGCTTTTAATATTGTAATTAAGCTATCTGGTAAGTTTTCCATCTTACCTATCATAGGGTTTTTATATTTACCTAGATAATGCATATAATAATCATATACGTAATTCTCACCACTTAAAACATTCTCAACAAACTTATTATAAACTTTAGATTTACATTCTTGCTCCATACGTATATCTGGATGCCAGTTCCAATCACTACCGTGAGCTTTCTTTTTACTTCTATGTGTCCAAAGACTATGAATAAATGTTGCGGGGTGTCTTACAAAACCAAAGACTTGTTTATTCGTATCAGGTGTTGCGTGACTTTCGTAAATATCATCACCAATAACTCTGGCGCCAGATACATATTTCTTAATCATTTGTTTAACTGTTCTACCACCACACTTTGGTACGTGAATAAACATTGAGTTTTTAAGTTCTATTGCCATCTAATAACCTTTTGTGTACTATACCACTATTTATTTCTTTCATAGTCCATTGAGTATATGCACAATTATATAACCATTGCGCTCTTTTAAAATCACATCTTATCACATTGTCCTTCAATATGTCAAGTGTGTGGTAAGATACTGGCCAAGAAAAACTTGACTTATCTAAATTTACAACTGGTATGCCTTCACATATTGCCTCTGTCGCAGCGTTACTTGAAAATGTGACACAAGCCCAAGCGTTCTTCAAGTCTTTATATAATGAACCACCACTATTAGTTTTATTCCAACCATCATATTCATTACTAATCTCATCTGCAACTAATGATAGTTTATGTAAATCAAATCTATTTTGAAACCTAGGGTGTAATCTTACTCTTACTTTTTTATTTGATATTTTTTTAATCTCTTTTATAGTTTTATTAATCCATAAATCATATTCTTCACCTCTTTCATACAAAGGATTTAAACTAGTATCTATAGGATTTTGTAATAAAAATAAAATATATTCATTACCTGTGTATTCCATATGACGCCAAGGTTTAATTTCTATGTCTTGTTCTTTTTTAATTCTTTCCCATCTGTCACTAGGACTTTTTTCATTATAAAAAATACCTTTATCATAAGTGAAACAATTTAAACCTACTTTGTAGTAATAAGTTTCTGGTTTATCAAAATCAATGTTTTTTCTAAAAGTGGCTTGTTCTAACACTATTCTAGGTTTTCCTGTATTGTCTATAAAATCGTGTTGCTCTTTCATATTGTTTTTATGATAACCTAAAATATTTGTTTGTATGAAAGCATCTACGTTATCATATTCTTCCATACTCATATTTTTTGCTTCACTAAACGACATCAATTTAAAATCTTTATGTGTTGGAAACTGCCAACCCATTTCTAATCTAAAACTACCTTCTATACCTATTATCATATTAGTGCTTGATTATGAGCAGGGTTAGTTTGTTGTCTAAAAGTTTTTGATGTAAAAACCATACCAGCTCTTTTAAAAAAGTTCTTTCTCATTTCAGATAATGTCTTAAACTCAAATGATAAGTTTTCATCATATTGTAAACCATAATTTTTAAAAACATCAATCCAATAACTTTCTTCTCTACAATTAACGTGATGATGACCAGGCCAACCTGGAGGTGCCGCAGTCACTACAGCCAAATGACCTAACTTAAATAGTGGCATATAATTAGGTATATATTTTTCTTCAACGTGTTCTAAAAATTCTGTACACCATATTAAATCAAAACTTTTTTCTATTTTAGCCTCACCTAAAGTAAAGTCATGCACTAAAGAATAATCTGTATTTTCTATCACAGTGCTATCACCGTCAACTCCATACCAGAATATATTATGACTATTTGCTATATCTCTCATACCTCCTGGTCCACAGCCTATGTCTAACATAGACTTTATGTTAAATTTATTTTTTATATATTTTAATAATGGCTCATCTGTGTTTGTTCTATTAAGATGGCCTCCTAAATGTTCAGGTGTCTTGTTCATCTAAATACCTCTTTGCATATCCGCTTTGTATTTCACTTGCATAAAATTGATGATTGGCTAAATTACTTAACCATTCATATCTATTATCTGGATAGATTGGTGTTTCTATCTTACTTAAATCTGTTAGTGACATTGGTATGGCTGCTGAATACTTATCTGTTATTGTAAATGATGGCACACCTTTTATAATTGCTTTAGCAGCAGCAGATGATTGATAAGACACTACAGCGTGACAATCTTTTAAATCTTCGTGTAAAGGAACAGGATTATATTGACCACCTATTTTTTTTACTCTAACTCTTATCTCTCTATCTGTATGTTTCTTTAATTCATCAATTGTATTTTGTAATACATCTTCTGCACTCATACCTAAATTTTTACATAACCACCAAGATGGTGGAAATACCACAATATGTCTACCACCTTTTTTCCATTCTAATAAATCTAACTCATCATCTTTAGCAAATCTTGCTTTTAATTCTAAATATCGAGTATCACTTGTATCTGTAATTTTATTAATTACATAATTATTTTTAGATACTCTAAATATACAGTTTCTCATATCACCATACTTTTGAAATAAACTATGTCTTTGATGATATAAGTATGCGTGATCTATAAAAAACCAGTCAATGTTTTTTTGTTTAGCAACTTCTACTATTCGTTTTGTGTTTCTCATAAAACCCCAAAACCAATAGCTACCTACTTTACTTTTACCCCATTCTAAACTTTCTAAATGTGGCCAATATAAATGGGCATCTGGTGGTGTAGGTATTCTACGAGATGCTGGCCAGTCTGCTGGTTTGTTAAAGTTTATAGTTGACTTTTGTTCATCATAGATACAATATAAAGCATTCTCTTTTCTTAAATGTCTTCCTAATATCATTCGTTGTAATAAAGCATCGTTATGACCTTTGCCTGTTTGAAAAGCCAAAGCATAATCGTCTTCTTTACCAAACGTTCTAATATTTCCTACGTTTTTTAATTTAGGAGGCTGCATACTTTTCCCAGTAATATCCTTTTCTAACTTCATCTAAATTCCAATGAGCGTTTGCATAATGAGTTATAAAGTTTTCTCTATTATTTAAACAAGGTTCTTCTATCTCACTTAATTTTCCAGCACTCCATTGATGTGAAAAACAAGCTTCGTGTGTAGAGAACATAGGTATTCCTTCTAACATAGCGACAGCGCCAGATGTAGATGTATATACAACACACGCCCAAGCATTTTTTAAATCATCATATATACTTGTCTCACCTAATCTAGTATGTGTTATATCTTTATAATTATTCATTATATAATCTAAATTCTTTTTATCTTCTTTTAGTTGTTGAGTTTCACCTGCGTGTCTATGCGATCTAATAAGTATTGGTCTATCACTAAATTTTCTTATCTCTTTTACAGTTTCTTTTGCCCATTCATAACAAGGTTTACCAAATGTAGAAAAACCACCAATACCTCTATTTAAAAATAAACAAATATGATTGCCTTCTTTACGCCAAGGTTTAATTTTAATATTCATTTGTTTTATAACTTGATTGTTTCTACTTGTATCACCATCTATCATATAATTTGCTTCGTGTGGGTGTATTGAACCTTGTGGAAATCTAAAGTATCTTACATCTTTTTCATAAGCTTTTAAAACATTACTATCCACGAAAAATATGTTATCGTTATGTTTATTCATAACTGTTTGCCTAAATCTATGATTAGGTGAATCTGTGCCTTCTGATTTATGAGCAAAGATCATAGCAAAATCTGATTTAATATATTGATGTAGCTCTACAAAATTTACTTCAACACCAAACTTTCTAGCACCCTCACCAAATGCTCTCATTATATCTCTTTTACCACCACCTGTGGTAGACAAATATACATTTAAACTTATCATTTATAAAATTTTACTGCCAAATGTTTATCTTGTGGACCATCTGGCATTATCTTATTAATATCTCTAAACTTATGTTGTTCAACTAACTCTTTTAATTTTTGAAAATCATAACCTGATTTATGTAAATCCCAAGCGCTCTCATCACCTTCTCTTTGCCAACCCCAAAAACCAGCACGACAATGGTCTTTTTGTTTATCGTCTAACTTGTCCCAATTATTCCATTGCCATAAATGTAAATTCATATTTGGTACTAACATAGTTATCTCTGCGCCTGATACACATATATTATACCATGCATCTAAAGTTCTTTTCGCTTGATCGTGTGTTAAGTGTTCAAAGAAATGGCGAGAGTAGATATTATCCACTGTGTTTGGTTGTATATGTTTCTCTACTTCCCAAGCATTACATACTATATCGTCTTCTCTAATTTTTCTTACATCTACTTGTCTATAATCTTTTTTACGAGGATTTTCACCACCACCAAACTCTATATTCATTACACATCTTTCCCTGGTAACATGCTATTTAAAAATTCAGAATACATAATATGCAAATCTGTCATTTCAATCAGTAAATATGCTATGGCCATACTATTTAAAAATATTGCTAGAGCCATAACTAATATTAATACTTTTAATTTTACATTTATCATTCTATATCTACCTTTTTCATTTTTTCATATTCTTCAAACCAATCCTCTGAATAATCACAATTTCTATAATGTTTAAAATATGGTCCACCTTTTGTGTAGTGTAAGTTCTTTATGTTATCTTTTTTATCATATTCACCAACTAGCCAGTTCCACTCTAGTGGTAAATCACCTATTAAGTTATCATCATCAATCCATTTAAATTGGTGTAGTTGAGAGCCTGTCGTAGTGTTTACAAAATCACTTGTTAATGATGTACACTTTCTACAATTCATTAACATAAAACTAGACCAATTCTTTTTAGGATAAACAGTTTGTACTTGACCTAAAAATTTTGTTTTTTCTTTTGGAACATAATCGTGTTTACAAACTTGAACAGCATACCTATCGTCTCTCATTGCCCATAATTCTGATATATCTGCTTTCATTAACATATCACAATCCATAAACAGAGCCCAACCAGTATAGTCCATAAGTTTTGGCACTATAAATCTACTAAAAGAAAACTCCGTTGATTCTATTTTACTTCGTTCTCTACTAAATTCATATTTAATATTGGGCTGATATAGTGGTGTTATTCTAACAGGTCTTGTTGCGTTTCTTAATATACTTTGTGATAAAACGTGATACGCAATTTGTTCGTTTCTATCATATCCAATAAAAATATTAATCATTTTAAATCTCCGTGATCTCTCATTTGTTGTCGGATTTTAGTAGCAGAAATCTTTTGTGTTTCTTCATCTAAAACAATTTCCTCTATCTTATATCCTACACCTCTACCATAACATATATTTGTTATGTTAGGCACAAGTATTATTTTATATTTACCTTCAAACTTTGGGTTTAGTTTTTCTTCTATATTTTTTTTGACAGTCTCAAAATCAAAAGGATTATCATCAATACCTTGTACGTCTCTAACCATAATCAAAACTTGATCTGCTCTTTTTAAAGTTTCTTCAAATAGTTTTTGATGACCACCATGCCAAGGTTGCCACCTGCCTAACATTTGTGCTGTAGGTGCTTTATTGTTCCATTTTTTCATTTATATCTGCCTTAATTAAATATGCCCACATTTGTGCTTCTAAATGTGTCACTCTAAAGTCATATTGTTTAGGTGGTTCAAACATTTTATTTGTATCTTCAAACCTACCCTCTTTAATTGTATCCATCCATATTGTATAGTCAGCATTAAAGTCATCTCTTGTTGCTTGTGTTGGACAAACAAAATCTGCGATAACGTTTCTATTATTTTCTATCGCCTCACTAGCTAATCTTTTCATTCTATTAGCTTGTATTGATCTTCCCATTTCAGAGAAATCCCAATCGTTTGCTTCTCGTCTAACTTCATCTGCGTTCAACCATACAGCGTTAAACATAGGTACCAGGAGTTTGGCAAGTGTTGTCTTACCGCTGCCTGGTAAACCCATTATTAATATTTTCTTTTTACTAATCATTAGCTATCTCTTTACAAGCCTCTTTGTCTGCTGGTAGACCTACTTGTTTATCGTATAACCATATGTATGAGTAAACAACTTTATCATCTTTTAAGGCACATTTCTTACCTAAAGATAATCTAGGTTCACTAATAGAACAAGCTGTTAAGAACATACTTGCCATTATGATTGTTAATAGTTTTTTCATTGTTTTCCTTCTGTTTGTGTTAACCATTCTGGACTATTAATTTTGTATTTTCTTTTTCCTTTTTTATGATCTATATAAGGATTAATTTCTTTGTCTCTTGCTATGATATGACCACCGTGACCATCATTTTTATTTCGTTCTTTTACTTTAATCATATTTCTTGTATTATCAAAAGCGTGACAATCTGTTTTGTTTACCATATTCCAAATTGTATCTTTGATATAATGATTTATATATGTCTCAAAAAACTTTTTACTTACATCTAACGTACAATTGAAACCTACAACGCCACATTCTGTATAATGATTTCTACCATAGAAAGTAGTAAATGTATCACCAGGTATAAATGTTTCCATAAAATTATCAGGAAATTGTTTCATAAAAATATTATCAGCGTCTAACCACATAAACTTTTTGTTTAGTTGACTTGCGTGGTATTGTGCGAATACTTTATGAGAAAATCTAACAGCGTTTTGTAAGAAGTCACTATCGTCATGCCATACCTTATCTTTGTGTCTCTCTTTAAACGCAACTAACTCTGGCATCTCTTTCATAATATTAATATAAGTGATACCATCTATTTTAGGATATTCAAAGTCTTCTTCCACATAACAAATCATTTTGATAGTTTGTTTTGTATCTACATATGATTGTAAAAATTTATGTGCATAATCATCATAAAGTCTTTTATTAAATGATGTTATGAAAAACTTATCTTCATCAGTCCAAATTAATTTACTTACCATATCTTTTCAAATCTGCCTCTAACATATCTTTAATTAAAGTATTAAGATTATGTTTAGGTTTCCACAATAATTTTTCTCTGGCTTTTGTACTATCTCCAACTAATAAATCTACCTCTGCTGGTCTCATAAATTTTTCATTTGTTTTAACTATAAAGTTTCTATGTTCATCAAAAAATTGATTGCCGTCATTAGAATATATGATGTCTAACTCATTTAAACATCTTATAATAAAATCTTTTATACTATATGTTTTACCAGTTGATATAACAAAATCCTCTGGTTGTGTAGTTTCTTGTTGTAACATTAACCACATTGCCTCAACGTAATCCTCTGCGTGACCCCAATCTCTTTGTGAATCTAAATTACCTAGTTCAACAGGTTTACCAGTCTTTAACCATTGCACTAAACCTTTTGTAATTTTTCTAGTTACAAATTCTTCACCTCTCAGTGGACTTTCGTGGTTGAATAATATACCACTACAAACATAAAGATTATAACTCTCTCTATAATTTACTGTAAGATAGTGTGAATATGCTTTGGCACAACCATATGGTGATCTTGGATAAAATCTGGTTGTTTCATTTTGTGGTGTTTCTGTAACCTTACCAAACATCTCACTAGTTGATGCTTGATAAAATTTTACTTTTGGGTGATTATGTCTAATGGCCTCTAATATATTTAAGACACCAATAGCATTTGTATGTGTTGTTACTTGTGGTTGGTCAAAAGATAAACCTACAAATGATTGAGCTGCTAAATTATAAAACTCATCTGGTTGTACTTCATCTAATAATTTTGATACATTAAAAGGTTCTGTTAAATCAATATCAACAATTTCTATTTGATCTCTAATACCTAGTTCATCTAAACGCCAGTATCTCTTGCCCGTATTGCGCCTCTGAGCGCCGTAGACCTTGTATCCTTTTAATAATAGTAGTTTCGCTAGATATGCACCGTCTTGTCCTGTGATACCTGTTATAATCGCTTTCTTCATATTCTTTTCCAACAAGTCATAACTCTAACTCGTTCCAACTCCTTTTCATTATCTACATTGACAACTTCAATGTGTGTATAACCTAACATCTTAGCGTAGGTTAGCCTTTTATTTCCATATGTTAATTTACCATCTCTTAATATTAATGGCCAATCCATTTTTTCACCTATACTATTATATAGTTTAACAAAACCTGGTGCATCTATTGCGCAGTGACCAAATTCTAATTTATCTACTTCAGCAATTAGAGTTTCACAACCTTCTATTCTATTCTTCGCTTTTAATATTTTCATAACCAACTTTTGCTATATAATAACTATCTATAATATCTGTAACAGGATTATTCAATTTTTGCATATCAAATATTTTCATTAAATCTTTTTTAGTATGTTCTTTAAAACTATCATACATTAATTGTTTGTCTGCGTTTCCTTTACCTGACGCATATTTCTTAATAACACTAGGTACAATAGTGTCGTAAAGTATTGAGGGTGACATATGTAATTTATATTTGAGTAACCCACAATTTTCAGCAATCTGAAATACTGCTTGACCTTTTGAACCAAATGAGTATCCTTCAATAAAAACTTGAGCTGTTTGTTGTCTAGGCTTGTGTTTGTGGATAATATCCAAAGCCCATAAAGATATATTATTAAATCTTTCAATGTTAGAGGCATATTCTTTAATTTCATAACCAAATATATTTTTACCAAACTTTCCAATATGTTTCTTTTTACTTGTTAAAAAGTGAAAAGAACATTTATTAAAATCAAAATTATCACCTGCAATACATATCGCAGGACTATTTAAACTATAATCAATTCCAACTATCGTCTGTTGCTTCTTCTGGTATTTCGCCATCTAATTCTTCCTCTACTTCAAAACCACAGAACGGACAAGTTAAAGGTTCTAAATCTTGTTCTTCCTCATTCCATTCTACAGTATATTTAGTAGAGCAATTAGAGCAGTGTTTTACAGCTTTTTCCATTATAGTTTAAATTTTTTAAATTGATCTTTCTTAACGTCTTGTTTTATTCCACCAATAACATAACTTTCTATTTCTGTTTCTTGTGGAGCATTCTGTGTTCCTTTACTGTTTAACCAATGATCTATCCAAGGTAAAGGATTAGACTTTTGATCGTACACAGGTGTTAGGCCAATGGCTTTCATTCTTCTATTTGCCATATACTCTACAAACTGGTGTAATAATTTTTCTGATAAACCTATCATAGAACCTTGAGAGAATAAGTAAGTCGCCCATCTTTTTTCTTGTTGTACGGCCTCATCATACATT